CTCCGCCTCGATTCTTCTGCGCCTGTTTGTCAGCCGCTATCGTGTCAAGCGTGCGATACATCCACTGCACACGCTCACTGTTGCGCAACCATTCCCACGGCGGCACGCCCTGAATGTGCATACTGGCTTGCACAGCGTCAAACCACCACGGGCGATAGCCCATCTGACCGCCCGTGCTCAGGTATTGCGTGAGCGCCGAGCGGTCTTGCGGGCGTTTGGGTCAGCAGTCCCGCTGGCAATCGCATCAAACACGGCAAACAGGAAATCGAGCGGCAAGACCGCCAGAGTGTTAAAGGTGAGCGGGTACATATCCCCATCATCCATCAAATCCCATTCGACAATCATGCTTGCCATGACCGTAGCGAGCGCATCGGACATATTAGCGGCATCCTCGAACTTGACGCCCTTGCCCGATTCCATCGACTTCGCTGCCTGAATGCGTAGACTTTGCAACTGATAGAACAAAGGCGGGAACGCATCACGATACTGGATCGTGAGCGTCTCGCCTTCCCATTCTATAGCTGCCGTCTTAGTCGCTTCCTTGCTTCGCAGCTTGGAGAGTGTCAGCGGCATACCGTCCCCTTACAGTGTGGCGATCTCGTTGACCACCGTAACAGAAATGCCCTTGCCCCAGGTCGTGTCATGCGTCAACTTGGCACCGTAGCGCACGGCAAAGACGCCGTTCTCGTCGGCCATGTCCTGAATCTCGGTGAACTTTAGCGCAAAGTCGCAGGTCAGCTTGTACGTCGCCGGCCCACCGCCGATGGTTGCGCCCACGGCCTCAGCACGCAAAAATCGAGTCGTTCCCGTGCGGATGTTGGCAAGCTCACCCATGCCCGTAGTGTTCGCCGGCGCAAGCAGCGTCACCGTGCCGTTAGGGACTGCCGTCACAAGCTCATTGAACGAGGATGACGCATTCAGCGACCAGTACGGCGTCAGGATGCTTTGCACGCTCCATTCGCAACTTGCCCAGTCTGCCAGCGCCGAAGCGCCGGTCAAGCCAGCCTGCGATGCGGCAATCTTCAGCGAAACCTGCGTGGGCAACACTGGCGACAGTGCAATCTCAGTCGGTGACGCCTCAAGCGTAACGCCATCAGCGATAGCCTGTCCGATCATCGTCGTGTTGGCATACTCGATAGCATCACGAGTCATCCGCATCCCGAAGCTATCGATTTGCCCGTAGGTAAAGCGCCATGCTCGTGTGCTGCTGCCAAAGTCAACCGTGTAGGCGGTCGTTGTGTTGGCGCTCGTCGTACTCATGTCGTACACACGGGTATAGTCTGCCGAACCGCTCGGCGTTGCCTGCTTGAATGCGCTTTCCAGCCAGTAGCAGACTTCCGTATACGTGACCGGCCCGCTCAGCGTTGCTTGCGTCCAGTCCTTGCCCAGGGCCGAGACGGTTTCCCACCGATACCCGGACGGGCGATACTGCGTCGTTTCCAGGTTGGGGCGCACGGCGAACTGCGTACCGGTGACACGGTTATCTGCGGTAACTGCCGTGCCTTTGGTCGATTCTGCGCCGATGTTGACAATCTGGAATACTGTTGGCGGAACTGCCATGATTCACCTCACTACTTCACAAAAAGGCGATAGATGCCGCCTAGATGCCTGAATTGTCGCCCGCTGATAGTCTCGCTCAGTGCGAACGGTTGCACCCGCACGCACGCATAAACGATGCCGTCAACGTTCGACCCGGATGCGGCGTGCAGCACAGTATCGATGCGGTTGGCTATCGTCTGCACACCAGCCGCGCTTGCCGTCTCGCCTACGCCTCTCACCACGTAGAGCATGTTTGCCCAAATGCGATACGGCCCGACGCCCATCAAATCCGTTGCGCTCTGCTGACCAAACAACACCAACGGGAACGTCGCGCTTTCCGGTGCCGTGTACGCATAGATGCGAGTGCTCACCGCACCCGTCAGCGTTGCGTCAGCCGCCAGAACGCTATACAGCCACTTCTCCGCCGCTACTGTCTCAGCCACCAAAGCCCCCGGCGATTGCGTCCGCTATGCGGTCTGTGAATCCCTGTGCGTTGCGCTCTGCTGCCGGCACGAATGCCGGACGTGGCGCAATATGCACCGTTCCAAATTCCAGGTACTCCGCATAGTCTACGTTCGTGTACACCGCCCATGCGCCCGGACTTTCCCGCTCAGTGTCGATACTGTTGGCGAGTGTGCCGGTGTCCATTGCCGGCGCTTCGCCCGGAGCGGATGCACGGTGATTGCTGTACCATCGACCAGACTTTGGCCCTGCCATGTCTGTCTGTACGTCAGCCTGGATGTCCTTTGCCGTTGCCTCAACTTCCATGTCAACCAGGTCAGGCAGTAGACCGGCAAGCTCGGCAAAGCGATTGAATGAGACTTCTACAATTGTCGTCGCCATGTCAACGCTCCACGCACAGGCACACCCTGGCAGTTTCCATCGTCCATGCGCCGAGCACGCTCAGCACCTCAAACGAACGAGAACCAACGTTGATACGGTCAGCCTCGCTCACGTCTGTACCCTGCGGCAAGGTGATGCGCCAACCGCTTTTTTCGTTGAGCCGGCCAGCTAGAATCTGCGCTGTACCTGCCCCGCCCGGTGCAACCCTGCACGCTGCCGAGCCTACCGTAGCCCACGTATCCGAAAAACCGCCCGCTCCATCGCTGACCGAAGTCTTGCGTTGAATCGTGGCGGTTTCCGTCATGGTTTGCGCCTGTACCGCACGCAAAGACGTTAGCTCAGATGTCGTTAGCATCGTCGTCTGCCCACTGGTACGGGTCTGCCTCTGCCGTGTAGGTCATCGTCGCCGTCGTCACGGCATACACATCGGCATACGGGATGGCGTCAGTTTCAGCCGCCGCAAGCATAGCCTTGATGTGCGCTTGCACTTGCGACCGACTGAAACTGCCACCGTCTGCCGAAAAGTCATACCACGCCAGCGATGCAGCCTGCGCACGGCGCAAAGCGCCAACCCTCGCAAGCGCCCGCAACTTCACAACGTCAGTAGCGTTGGCAATGTCACTCACGCCATACGCCGCCAGCACGTCGTTAACCGTCTCTCCCATGTCGATAGCCGTCAGGCTAAGCGTGGTCGCTATGCCGCCCAACGTATCGAGCATGTAACGGGTCAACGTACTTTCGTTGTAAGAAGATGGTAGCGCCATTACTCCGCCTTTGGCTTGCGTCCACGCTTGACCGGCACGACAGAACCTTCAGCGACTGCCTCAACAGCCGGCGCATTTTCCACTGGAATCACGATGCTGCGCAGAAACTCCGCAATGACCTGCAAGCGTTCCGCCTGTTCAATCATCGGGTCTTTCGACGTGGGCAACGTCGGCGCTTCTTTCCCTTGCGCCTCTGCAACCGCATACATCGCCCCTTCCACAGCCTTAACTGCGCTGTCGAGCATTGCAGCCTTGATTGCGATACTTGCCATGCTTACCCCTATCAGGAAAGGGCAGGTATTACCCTGCCCTCATCACTGTTAGACTGCCAGCGGAGCGTCGTAGCCGGTTGGAATGGCATAGCTGCCATTGCCGATACGCATCACGACAGCGCCCACACGGTTGGAAACACCAAACCCGGCGTAGCGAATCATGCGAGTTTCCGCATGGTTGCCGTCGGGCGTGAAGTTCTCCATGAAGAACCCCTGAAGCGCAGCGGTCGGATACTCACGCATCTTCAGCACCCGCATGGTGTTGCCGAGCGCCGTTGCCAGAATGTAGCTGTCGGGCAAGCGAGACGCCTCGACAATCCACATATTGCTGCTTTTGGTCTTGCCCAGCACCTCATCGCCAAACCCAAGCACCCGCTGCTGAATGACCGGCAGCGTGTCGCTGTCAGCGCCATAGCGGATATCCGGGTCGTCAGCCTCGACAAACTCAGTCAGCGCCGTGACCGTGCTCACCAGATTTGTTGGGATGTACGCCACAAACGGCCCACCATTCGACGGATGCTCGATAAGCTCCGTGCGAATCGTCGGGAATGGGTTGTTGCTGTTGTCAATGGCGTTGGCTTGTGCCAGGTGGTGCGTGTCCACAGACTGCGAACCGCCACGGCGGAGGTACGTCACGCTATCCCCGTTGGCAAGCGGCTGGATGGTAATACTGCCCAGACCCTTGTAGCCGCCGGCTCCGGTCTTGTCGGTGTACGTCCACGTGGCATTGTCGAACAATGCCGCCATGATGTGACGGAATGTCCAATCCCGATCCTTGAGTAGCGCATCCTGCGTGTTGCGTGCCGCTTCCTGCACAGTCATCAACTGGCGAGATACACGGTTATCGCCCCATGCCGTAGCGCCGCCCTGAATGGGATAGGCAACCTGATACGACCCGCTCGGCGCAACAGGCAGCGGATTGCCATCCTCACCGATGGGCTGCAAAGTGCCGCTACCGGGAAGCTCAATCTGCTCCTGCGCCACGGTCGTTCGCTCGACAAACGTATCCATCAACGCATTGACGACACGGTTATGCTCGTCCAGCGTTTCCTGAATCGCCTGCCAAACCCGCTGAATGCCGACCTCGTTGACACGAGTATTGTAGAGATGTTGGAGTGAAAGGAATCCGTATGCCATGATTCACCCCCTACAGCGCCACGTACAACAGCTTGTCTGCCGTTGTCGCCGCCCAACCAGGCACGACACGGCCAACCACCGTCGAGACGGTGCCGGCGGTGTCAGCCAAAGTGCCGTCAGTATCCGACAGGTAGACAGCAGCATCGTAGTTCAACCCCGACAATGCCGAACCCACCTCCAAGAACCCCTTGCGCATGACGCTGATAGTCACGCCATCGCCCGATACGGCGGTGCAGATACCCATGATGCGGGCTTCAGCGGCGGTCGTCCCGTTCGCCTTTGTGTACTTGCCCGTCGAGGTACTGTACCGCACAGCCTGCCCAGCCGTGACCGTTTCGTCTGCCGGCCCATCGGGCAACTGCTCGATGACTTTGGCGATCTTCACGTCACTGGCCGTAATGGTCAGATTAGCCATGTGATATGCTCCTACATGCCTCGCACAAACGCCTCAAACCGTTTGCGCATATCCTCGTTGTTAGCCGCACCGTTGCCCTGCGGCGTGGGCGTACTCGGAACGCCGTTGACGGTTGGCTTAGGCAATGCTTCCATGATGGCCTTGCCGTCCGCTTCCATCTCCTCCGGCGTCTCACCCTGCAATCGGTCAACGAGAGCGGCAGGAATCCCTAGCTTCTGCGCCACGTCCCGCCGCATGTTGGCGAGTTCAAGCGCCCTGGCCTGCTGCTTGGCTTCGTCGAGTTCGGCCATGTACTTCTCTGCGAGAGACTTCCATTCGCCTTGCTCTTTCAGCCGTTGCGCTTCCGCTGCTTCCTTTGCCTTTGCTTCCGTTTCCAGTTGTGCCTTGAGTGCTTTGAGTTCCTTGTTCAGTTCGTCAAAGCGGCTTTTGGGAATCATGTGCTCAGCCGGTGTTTCGGTGTTTTGCGCCGCCGCCGGCGTCTGCTGAGCCTGTCCCTCTGGAACCTGTACCGATTGCGTCTCGTCTGCCATCATTCACCTTTCGAGTTTTACGCCCAACGTGGCGAGGTGTAGAAAACAAAAAGGCGCACCCCTCCGAAGAAGGATGCGCCGTGTGTCACTGTTCCAGGCACCTTAGCGGGTATGGTGTCCCGCCGTG